AAATATAGAAAAAAATACGATTTCAAACTTTTGCGATGGCATTGAGGCAATGAAACAAACAATATATTGTATCTTAAACACAGAAAGATTTGAACACCTTATATATAGTTGGAATTATGGTATTGAATTAAAACATCTTATTGGAGAAAATACTACATTTGTTATACCAGAATTGGAAAGAGTAATTCAAGAGGCACTACTACAAGATGATAGAATATCAGAAGTAAATAATTTTGAATTTAATGTAGAAAAAAATTCAATAATAATAAAATTTACTGTAATAACAACTGTAGGAGAAATTCAAGCAGAAAAGGTGGTGAGTTTTTAGATGGAAATAGATAATATAGATGAAATTGAAAATTTAGATGAATATTTTGATTTTGATACAATTTTACAAAGAATGTTGGACAGAGTTCCTATGCAAATTGATAAAAGAGAAGGAAGTATAATATATAATGCTTTAGCACCTGCAGCTGCTGAACTAGCACAAATGTACATTCTATTAAAAAATAATATAGATTTAGTATTTGCAGATACAGCAGTAGAGGAATATCTAGATAGATTAGCAAATCAAGTTGGAATTACAAGAAATGAAGCTACATATGCAATAAAGAAAGGATTATTTTATGATGCTGATAATAACCTAATGGATATTAATATTGGAGAGAGATTCACAATAGAAGATTTAGTATATAAAGCTGTAGAAAGAATAGAAACAGGAACATATAAAATGGAATGTGAGACACAGGGTACAATAGGAAATAATTGTGTAGGAACACTTATTCCTGTTAATTATATAGAGAATTTAGCAAAAGCGGAATTAACAGATATTTTAATTCCTGGAGAAGATCAAGAAGATGATGAATCATTAAGGGCAAGATATTATGAAACTACTAGTGAGCAAGGATTTGGTGGAAATGTTGTTGATTATCAAAATAAAACAAAAGAAATTGCTGGGGTAGGTGCTGTAAAAGTGACACCTATTTGGAATGGACCAGGAACAGTAAAATTAACAATTTTAGATAGTAATTATGATAAAGCATCTAATGTATTAATTGAAAAAGTACAAAATGAGATATGTCCTGATTTATCTGAAGATGGGTTAGGAATTGCTCCAATAGGACATGTTGTAACTGTTGATACCGTATTAGAAGTTGAAATTTCTATTATTTCTAATGTAACAATATCAGATACAACAACTCTAGAGAATGTAAAAACTCAAGTTATTGAACTTTTAAATGATTACTTCTTAAAACTAAAACAAGAATGGGAAGATTTAGATACCATAATTATTAGAAAATCACAAATAGATACAATAATTTTAAATGCAGATGGTGTTATTGATGTTTCAAATACTACAATAAATAATAAAACTTCGAATATAGAATTGAAAAAATTTGAAATACCAAAACTGAAAGAGGTGACGCTTTCATGAAATTAATTGGATATATGCCACCTTATTTAAAAAATGTACTTGAATTTATTAAAATATTTGATGCTGAAGATATTGAAGTACAAAATATTAGATACTTAATAGATAAAATGTTAAAAGAAGTAATTGTAAAGGAAGCTACATCCTATGGACTTGATAGATATGAAAAAATATATGGAATAAAAAATAAAGCAGAAACAATAGAAGCAAGAAGGATGAATATTTTATTTAAGATAAATAATAAAGTACCCTATACTTTAAAATGGTTAATAAACACATTAGATGAATCAATAGGAAAAGAAAACTATAAATTAGTTGCAAAAGATTATGAATTATATATAACAATAAATCTAGCATATACTGAAGCAGCAGAAATGTTAAAATCTAATTTAATAAAACAAATTCCTGCAAATATACAATTAGATTATGAATTAGAAACTACATTAAATGAATATATAGGTGGAGCAATATCTAGGTGCGATTATATTATATTAAATACAGAAGCATTTGAAATAATTAATAATTTAGTATTAAAACAAAATAATAATATTTGTGGAGTTGTAAGCAATGAAGAATATTTAGAGATGTATCCAAATACAGATGCAGAAATTAAAAAGGAAACTATAAATTTAAATACAGAAACAGGTGCAAAAGTTTCAAGACAAGAATACATTGATGTAGATGTATCAATAGATAATAAACAAGAAAATATTATATTAAATGAAATGAATAATCTAGGTTTAAATATAGTAAATCAGGATTATATTAAAATTGAGGAGGTTCAAAAATAATGGGATTTGAAAAAGTATATATAACCAAACAAGGTGCCTTACTTGCAGCAAAGACTTTACAAGGTAAAAAGATAGAATTTGACCATGCTGAAGTAGGTAGTGGGAATTTAAGTGGAAATGCTGTAGATAAAACAGCATTAACAACAAAAGTATTAGGGTGTCCTATTCAAAAAGTAGAAATAACGGAAAACACACAAGCAAAAGTTTCTTTTATCTTTAAGAATACTGATGCAAATAATGGATTCTATTTTAGAGAAATTGGATTATTTGCAATAGATCCAGATACAAAAGCAAAAGTCTTATATGCATATACTAATGCAGGAACTACAGCAGAATATATAAATAATTCAATTGCTGAAAAAATAGAAAAGCATATATCAATAAATGTAATTGTGGATAATGCTCAAAATGTAAATATAACCTTAGATGAAAATCAGATTTATGTTACAGAAAAAGAAATGGAAGAAGCAATAAAGAAAGCAATAACCAAAAAAGGTAATCTATATGGAATAAAAAGAAAAGTAAATGATAATACTTCATCAGCTTGGGAAAGAATAGAAGATTCTGTAGGATTGGTAGCAAAAGCAACAAAAAACGGAGAAGAAGTACAAAATGACTTTGATAATAGATATCCATGGTCAGAAATTATAAGTTATAATTATAATGTAGAGGAGAAAAAGATTAATGCTTACTATGGAGACCCTACTTTTAAGTTTGATGGATCAAATGGAGAAGTGCTAACAAGAATACCAGAATTTTATTGGAAAAGAGAAATAATAGATGGATATGAGTATATCTATATTTCTGATTATGCAATTGCAGGATTTAATAAATCAGAAGAATTTTCTGTTGGAAGATATGATGCTTGTATAGATGAAGATGGTAAATTACATAGTTATAGTGGTTATAGTCCTTCAACAAATAAAAACATTACTCAACACAGAGATGCAGCAAAATTATTAAGTGATGAATTTTGCATGATTGATTATAGATATTTCATGTTACAGTTATTATATTTAGTGGAATATGCAAATTACAATTCACAATCTCAATTAGGGAATGGAATTGTGTCAATGAGATATACAGCTAGTGACAAAGCAATTATAGCAGGAGAAACAACTAATACAATTGTAATAGCAACAAATGATTATTTTAAAGTAGGCCAACAAATTGCAATTGGAACAACTGTAGACGGTGTTAGTATATGTAAAGATAGAACAATCACAGAAATAGCAGAATATAGCAAAGATACAACAGAGGGAACTGCTATAACATTTGATGGAGAGCCAGTAAATATTGCAATTGGTAATATTATTCATGCATGTGCACAAAAAGAAGGCGGATGTGATTCTTTAGGGATGAAATCTGGTTGTTTAGTAAATGATAGTCAACATGCAGTAATTTATAGGGGAATAGAAAATATATTTGGTAATGTATTTAATTGGATAGATGGTTTAAATATTCAAGAGTATCAAGCTTATATTTGCAGAAATCCGGAAGAATATATATCTGACAAATTTGAAGCACCATATAATAAATTAGGATATGTTAATTGTAATGAAAGGGATATGTATATAAAGAAATTAGGCTTTGACGAAAAGAACCCTGACATTGCTCTACCAATAGAAATTGGAGGAGGAGCAGGTTCTTCATCTGGAATGTGTGATTTCTATACTTCATCAGAAGGGAACCGTGTTGCTCTTGTGGGTGGCGGCTTCAACAGCGGTGCGGGCGCTGGTCTTTGGTGCTGGATTTGTAGCGGTTCTTCGACTACTTCGACCTTGTATTGTGGCGCTCGTCTTCTTAAATACCAGTAATAGCAGGGGTATGGGGGCGGCCAGCCTCCCATAAAAAATAACTAAAACAAAGGATAGTTAATTTTTTTTCTAATAATAAGTATAATAATGCTAGGGGATTTGGTGTGTGATGAGTGCCCATGTTGTTTTTTAGTGTGTTGCTCATGTGGGTGGCAACTTCAACAACGGTGCGAACGCTGGTCTTTGGTACTGGAATTGTAACAATTCTTCGACTACTTCGAACTTGAATTGTGGCGCTCGTCTTCTTATTTTGATTATAACAGTACACATCATTTTCCATAGCGCTTGCTAAAAATAAAGTCGCAACTGGATTAGTTTAGTAGCTTCTTTTAAGTGAAAAACTGATAGACAAAAATAAGAAAAGGACCAGGTTATGAAAAGGGTAGGAAATTTATATTCAAAAATATATGAAAAAAGTAATATACACAAGGCGATGAATAAGGCTTCTTTGAGAAAAAAGAACAGAGAAAATGTCAAAAAAATATTAAATAATCAAATATATTATACTGATTTATTATATAAACTTTTAAAAAATAAAGAATATAAACCCAATCCCTACAGAGAGGTTAAAATACATGACGGTGTTAGAAAAAAAGAAAGAACAATATATAAACCTCAATTTTATCCAGATCAAGTTATTCATTGGGCTCTAATGTTACAATTAGAGCCTATTTTATTGAGGGGAATGTATTATTATTGCTGTGGTTCAGTTAAAAATAGAGGAATATTGCATGGAACAAAATATATAAAAAAAATACTTGTTAGAGATAGAAAAAATACTAAATATTGCTTAAAATTAGATGTAAAAAAATTTTATCCATCAATAAACAAAGAAATATTAAAACACAAATTTATCAAAATAATAAAGTGTAGAGATACATTAGATTTGATAGATTTAATAATAGATAGTTCAAAAAATGGATTACCTATTGGAAATTATACAAGCCAATGGTTTGCAAATTTTTATTTGCAAGATCTAGATCATTATATTAAAGAGGATTTACATATAAAATATTATATTAGATATATGGATGATATAGTTTTGTTTCACAGAAATAAAAAAGAATTACATAAGATAAAAGAAAAAATAGAAGCTTTTTTAGAAAAAGAAGATTTAAAATTAAAAGAAAATTGGCAATTATTTAAAACCGATAGTAGACCTTTGGATTTTTTAGGATATCGTTTTTATCGAGGATATACCACTTTAAGAAGAGGTAATTGTTTAAGAATAAGAAGAAGAATAAAAAAAATCTATAAAAAAGGAAAAATAAATATTACAGATGCAGGAGCAGTTTTAAGTTACAATGGATGGTTAAAGCACTCTAATTCATATAATTATACAAAAAAATATATAAATCCATATATAAGTATAAATAAATGTAAGGAGGTTATAAAAAATGAGAGAGGAAAACAATATAAAGCCAGAGAAAAAATTTGAAATTCAAAATATTAGTGATGATGGTAAATGTGATATAGTCTTTTATGATAATATAAAAGAAGAAGTAAGGTCAAATGGAGAAGAAGAAACAACAGTATATATTTATGATATATATAGAGTAACAGTTAGATATAGGGATACCCTAGAAGAAGATTTAGAAAATAATTATGAAACTTGGCTAAACTTTGCAAAAGATGAAATGAAAAAACAGGTTTAAATACCTGTTTTTTTGTGCAAGAAAGGAGAAAAAATGGAAAGTCTCACTACTACAGTAATAAGTATTACTGCATTAATAGCAGCAGTAGGAACACTTATTGCTACAATAATAAAAGCAAAAAAAGAAATTGAAAACACTCTTCCACGAAAAATTCAAAAACAATGTTCAATAGATATGGAAATCACAAATAAAATGGAATCTTTAAAAGAATTTGTTAAGGCAGATCGTGTTCAGATTTATGATTTTCATAATCGGTCGGGCATTATGCAAATGGAAGAAGTGCTTTAAAAACTTCATGTACTTTTGAAGTTGTAAGAGCAGGTGTAAAAAGTCATCAAAAAGAACTTCAAGCTGTTCCATTAAGTTGTATTCCTAGTTTCATAAGGACACTATTAAATGATAAAAGAATGATAATAAGTAATTTAGAAGAAATAAAAGAAACTATGCCAGCAACATATGGGCTAAAGAAAGGACAAGAAATAGGTTCTTTTTTTGATATTATTTTAAATAACAAAAATGGAGATCCAATAGGATTTCTAGCATTGCAATTTAGTAAAATAAATTGTGTAAACTTTTCAAATGATGAAATGAACGAGATTTTAAAATTAAAGTTTTTTATTGAAGAAAACCTAGAAAAAATGGTTAGTAAAAAGTAGAAAGGAGGGAAATGTTATGACAGTAGAATTTTTAGTATGGGCTATAACAGCAATTTTTACTTATGTTGCTGGTTTAGTATCAAAACATTTTGGATGGAATTATGATTTACCAATTACCATTCAAAACATCATAATAATAGCAATAGCGTCTATAATTGGCTGCTTAATACACATTGAGAATCTTGATGTCAATGGTGTAATAACAGCAGTTATTACTGCCGTTGGTGGAGTAGGAACAGCTGTTGTGGCTTATGATGCAAAAAATAAATAGTTTAATACAAGAAAATAATTCTTGTGTTTATAAAATACTGGAAGAAAAATAAAAAATCTTCCAGTATTAATTTTTTTATAAGGAGGTCATCGTTATGGATGAAAAAGAAGAAATTATTTTAACTCCAGAGATGGAGCAAGAATTATCAAATGGTAAAGAGGAGGGGGAAGAATAATGGGAACTGTATCAAAATTAGCAAGTGGCACATATATTGCTGCTGAAGGTAATTATGAACATGGAAGAGCAGGACAAAAAATCTGTAAATTTACTCCACACCATATGGCTGGAGTTCTTACTGCTAAACAATGTGCAGTAAATATATTTCAAAAACCAGGAAGACAAGCAAGTGCTAACTATTGTATAGGAAATGATGGAGATATAGTATGCAATGTTTATGAAGATGATAGAGCATACACATCGAGTTCAAGATCTAACGATAGACAAGCTATAACCGTTGAAGTTTCTAATTGCGAAGTTGGAGGACAATGGAAAATATCTGATGCAGCATGGAACTCTTTGATAAATTTAGCTGAAGATGTTTGTAGAAGATATGGATTTAGATTGGCTTATGACGGAACATCAAGTGGTTCTTTAACTACACATGATATGTTTTCTAACACAAATTGTCCTGGACTGCAAAATGCAGGGTATGATTATAGTGCTATTCAATCTATTGTAAACCAAAAATTAACTGGTAAATCTTCAAATAGTACAACTTCAAACAAAAAATCTATTGACACTATTGTAGAAGAAGTTATTGCTGGAAAATGGGGAAATGGAGAAGACAGGAAAACAAGATTACAAAATGCAGGATATAATTATAATGAAGTTCAAACAACAGTTAATAACAAATTATCTGGAAAATCTACAAGTTCAAATAAAAAATCAAACGAGACTATTGCTAATGAAGTAATTAAAGGACTATGGGGCAATGGTACTGATAGAAAAAATAGATTAACTGCAGCAGGATATGATTATAATGCAATCCAAAAAATAGTAAATCAAAAATTAAAATAATAATTAAAACTAGAGGGGGAAAACCTCCTCTAGTTTAATTTTCTTAATTTGTTTTGAATATCCAATAAAGTATTAAATGCTTGCTGAAACGTAGTATTGTTCATATCTATATTAGAAATTTTATTTAATATTTTTTTTATTTCTATATTTTTTATATAATCATTAACATTTGAATTTTGTAAATTATCTATTACTTTATACTTTATTTTCATTTCATTTAGTAGTATGATATATTTATCTAATTGAGAAACAGGAAATCCGCACTTGAATATTGAAGGCCCCAAGTCGGTTATTTTAAGTCCTAATTTCTCATTTATCAATTTAGCATCTTCATTTAAAATGTTGTAGAAAATGCCAACTCTAAACAAATAAATAGAAGATGCATCTTTTTTTTTGAGTTCATGATATTGATTCAACAATTTACTCATTTTTTTTGTTTTTCCTTTCTTTTCTTTAATACTAAAATATCTCCTGGTTCACATTCTAAAACACTACAAAGTTTTTCTAATGTAGCAAAATGAATTCCGGATGTTTCATTATCCATTAGGTGACTTAGTGCTTGATAACCTCCTTCCATTTTTTTTACGAACCAATATTTTGTTTTATTTTTTTCTTTTAGTATTTCTTTTACTCTTACATATACTAAGTTAATCACCATCCTTTCCAATATCTATTTTACTATGAACATATTTAGATTTTAACTCTTTTGGCTTAAAGATACGGAAAGATTAACTATTGCAGGTTTAAGGTATTTCTGTTATAATTCAAATGGTGATATTATGGAAAATGAGTTAAAAATGTGTAAAGAAATCCTAAAAAGAGTAAAATGGTATATGGAAAGAAAAGATTATAATGGTTTAAGACTTTATATAGAAGAAAGAGAAAAATATGTAGAAAATTGTAGAATAATGTCGAAAAATAAGGAAGAGGAATATATTGATAGTCTAGTGAAAGAATTAGATATATCTAACACCTAGCATAGTTATTATATTTTACATAATATGGCAAAATATAAAAAGAGATATCTCTAAATATCATTCGTAGGAGGGATATTTATGAGAAAAAATAATAAAAAACAAATAGTTTTGGATAAAATAGCAAAAAGATTAAACTTTTGTGATAAAATAATAATGAAAGTGTTTAAAAGATATACATTTAAAATATATAAGCTAGGATTGAATGATGCTTTCAATTGGGAAAATCAAAAAAGTTCGCAAGGCTGAAACAAGGCTGAAACATAAAAAGAATTGTATAATAAAAATACATAATGAAATAACTTGAAAGTGAACGGAGAGTAAGATATGAGAAATATTAAACTAACAATAGAATATGATGGAAAAGAATTTAATGGATGGCAAAAACAACCAGACCGTCCAAATATACAAGGAGAAATAGAAAACGCAATATTTAATATAACCAAAGAAAAGTCAGACTTAATAGGATCTGGGAGAACAGATGCAGGAGTTCACAGCTTGGGTCAAGTTGCAAATTTTAAAACAAATTCTAATATTCCAATAGAAAAATTGGCTATTGCATTAAACTCTCAATTAAAAAATAGCATAGTCATAAAAGATGCAGTAGAAGTAGACGAAAGATTTCATAGTAGATATAATGCAAAACAAAAAACATATAGATACATAATAAACAATTCTAAATATGGAACAGCGGTCTACAGAAATTTGGAGTATTGTTTTCCTATTAAACTTGATGTGGAAAAAATGCAGAAAGCTGCAAAATATTTTGAGGGTGAACACGATTTTAAAGCTTTCAAATCTAGTGGCACAAGTTCAAAAAATAGTGTAAGAACAATCTATAAGGCAGAAGTAAGGCAAGAGGGAGAAAGAGTAATAATAGAACTTACAGGAAATGGGTTCTTGTATAATATGGTAAGAATAATATCTGGAACACTACTAGATGTTGGACTTAGCAGAATAAATGTAGAAGATATCCCTAAAATAATAGAAGAAAAAGACAGAAGCAAAGCAGGAAAAACTCTTCCAGCACATGGATTGTATTTAGTAAAAGTTATGTATAATTAAAATAAAAGTAACGAAAAAATATAAAAGTTCATATTATGTAATATATACTCAAAGAGAGGAATGAATTTAATATGAACTTATTACTATATTTTGCACTTCCTATTGCTACAATAATTCTTGCAGTAGTGCTACAAAAAATAATTAAATGTCCAATTCTTGTGGCTGCAACCTTTTTTGCAGTATACTTAATACTTGCGTTCTCAGCTTTTGATACGTCTTTCTTAGTATATGCTATAATATATACAATTTTAGCATATATTGCTGCATATTTAACAAAGTTCATATGTGAGACTTTTGGAAGAAACGGAATTTTGAGGACAATAAACGCACATACAGTAAATGCAACAAATGTGAATGCAGAAATGTTATCTGCAAACGAACTAATAAATGATGAAAATGAGAACAACGGTTGCGGATGCTCATGTAATAGATATCAAAATAATATGAAAACATATAATAATTATAGGAATTATTATAGAAGATAAGCTCATTACAATATGAGCTTTTTTTATGGAATAAATAGAACGGCGTAAAGAATTTAAGTATAAAAATAAGTAAATTTTTGAAAATTTGATTATTTTTTTTATGCAAATAGAACTATTACAAAACTATTACAAAAAAATTAAACTTGAATTACAAGAATAAATTTATATTGTTTTTGCATTGCTTTTGTTGTAAAATAAAATAAGTAATATAATTGTCTAATAATGACATATAGGAGGAAAGAAAATGGCTAATCCAATGCAAAAAAAATCAAGGAATTCATTTATTTTAGGAGTGCTAGTTACACTTGTTATAATGGGACTTGTTGTAGCACTTTTATTAATGCAAATAATGAAACTAAAAGAAGCTGAGAATGAAAGAAACTCCAGCTTAGTTAGTGTATCTGTATTAAATTCAGATGTTAAATCTGGAGACGCGGTTGATGGCTCAATGTTTAAAACAGTACAAGCAGATAAAAGCACTGTTCCAACAGATGCGATAAAAGCAAGTAGTTTAGATGAAAATACTATTGCTAAAATAGACTTAAAAAAAGGAACTGTACTTACAGATGCAATGGTTACAGCAACAGATGAAAATGTAACAAATGATTTAAGAATACAAGAATACAATATGATAAACATCCAAAGTCAAATAACAAGTAACGATTATGTGGATATAAGATTAAGAATGCCTTCTGGATTGGATTATGTTGTTGTCTCTAAAAAGAAAGTGGAAGTTCCACAAATAGATGGAATAGACTCAGTAAACACAATTTGGGTTAAATTAACAGAAGAAGAAACATTAGCAATGAGTAATGCTATAGTAGAAGCATACCAAATGGATGGTTCATATTTATACACAACAAAATATGTTGAACCTGGAACTCAAGGAAAAGCAACACCAACATATGTACCAAGCCAAGAAGTTATTAATTTAGTACAAAGTGATCCTAATATTGTACAAGAAGCTAAGAATGCAATGATAACACGCTATAACACATATGCAGGACAAATAAGAAATAGCATCAATGGAGAATTAAATAGAGTTGAATCAGACGATAGAACAGATGGAATAAGCTCTGGAGTATCTAAAGAAGTTTCAACAAGACAAGAACAAAGACAATCTTACTTAGATGCATTAGCAGGAGAGTAAAAATAGGAGGAAATAATGGAGAAGATATGCTTTATAGGAGTGTTTGACAAAACAGATTTATTAATATATATATCTAGAATTTTAGTGGAAATGGGAAAAAAAGTACTAGTAATAGATTCAACAGTTAACCAAAAAGCTAAATATGTAGTTCCATCTATAAATCCTACAACTTCATATGTTACAGAATATGAAGGAGTAGACATATCTGTAGGGTTTAGAAGCTACAACGAAATAAAAAGATATTTAGGACTACCAGAAAATGCTGTACTAAGTTATGATTATATATTTCTAGACATGGATGATCCAAGTCTTTTAGATGAATTTGATATATATAATTATACAAGAAAATATTTTGTAACTTCTCCAGATTTATTCGACCTAAAAAAAGGACTGGAAGTTTTAAGTGGAATAAGAAATCCAATAGAACTTACAAAAATATTATTTTCAAATAAAATGACTCAGGCGGAAGATGAATATTTAAACTTCCTATCATTAGGATATAAAATAAATTGGAATAATGAAAAAATATATTTTCCAATGCTTAGTCAAGATAGAGATATAATAATAGAAAACCAAAGACTTTCAAAAATAAAATTTAAAGGACTTAGTCAAGAATATAAAGATTCACTTATATTCTTAGTACAAGAAATTTCTGGAGAAGCCAGTGGAAACAATATAAAGAAAATTATCAAAAAGTTAGAAAAAGGAGTATAGGCAATGGCAATAATATCTTTTTGGAGCAATAGTAAAAGAGAAACAGGACAAACTTTATCTTCAGTAGCAGTTGCTACTGCAATGGCGATTGACCATAACCATAAAATATTAGAAGTTGCAACAAGCTTTCAAGATAATACAATAGAAAACTGCTTTTGGGATGAGTCAAAAGCAAAAAATGTAAGAGCGATAACAGGAGTAACACAAATAAATTTTAATAATGGAGTAGAGGGCTTAATAAAAATAATTCAAAGTAATAGATCTTCTTCTAATATTGTAGGAGATTATGCAAGAGTTGTATTTAAAGATAGATTAGATGTATTACCAGCACCTGCAACGCAAAACATTATAGACTATAATACAATTGCTGAATATTATCCTGATCTTTTAAAAATTGCAGACAGAGAATATGATATGGTATTTGTAGATGTAGACAAAAGAATGCCAATGGATACACAAAGAAAAATACTAGAACAGTCTGATGTTGTTGTACTAACACTAAAACAAGGCTTAGATGCAATGAAAAATGTTATAAATTTAAGAAGTAATGATGAACTCTTCAAAAAAGATAATGTTATTCTACTTGCTGGAAAATATGATAAATTTTCTAAATACAATGTAACAAATATGACAAGAGAATTAAAAGAAAAAAGAAAAATTTGTGCAGTTCCATATAATACATTATTTTTTGAAGCTTCAACAGAAGGAACAGTTGCAGACTTTTTTATAAAATACAGAAGTGTAGTAGATGAAAATGACAGAAATGTAATATTCACACAGGAATCTAAAAGAACTTGTGACACAATAATATACAAATTACAAGAATTACAAATGAAAATGTAATAATTAAGAGGAAGGAGAAAAAGTAATGACTCTTACCAATTTAATACTAATGGTTATAGTTTTAGGCGTTGCTTTTGCAAGTTCGTTCAAAAAAGATAAAAAGAGGAAGCAGAAGAAAACATAAACGTAGATGACAGAACTTATACATTAGAAATGATGACAGAATTTGTTAAGAAAAGACTAGATGAAATAACAAAAATAAACTTATATGATATAGGACTTTCTGAAGAAGAATTAAAAAGAAGAAAAAATAAAAAATATGAATTAAAGAAAGCATTAAAGGGGTGTACATATGGTGATATAAACGATAAAAGATATATAAAAGAATTAATCTACGATATGCTTTATAATGAATATGGAGTAGACGAAATAAACGTATCTAAAGCAATACCATTTGATGTACCTTCGCTTTTAACATCACAAGACAAATTTGATATAATTTTATATATGTACAAAAATGAATTTGGGTATGAGGCTCTAACAGAAATAATAAAAAAATATAATTTAGCGGATCTAAAATACATAGATGGAGACTCAAAACCTTCTTATGTAATAACGCCAGAAGAAATAGATAACATATATGAAAAAGAGAACTTTGTTTTAACATTCAAAGATAAATTAAATGTTGTAGTACAAAGAATATATCAACATTACAAGGGATATAGTAGCATAGATGAAATAAGAGATATGAACATAGATGGTATCTCGGGTGGTGTATCTGGTCTTCCAGAAAGTTTCTTAAGCCAAGTTGCTCAAACAGATGGAGATTATTTAGGACAAATTGCAGAACACAAAGTACCACGTGCTTGTGATAGTATTTGGATAATGTTCCAAGGTAAATCTATTCGTTTAGCATTCCTATCATTTGGAACAGAAGCAGAACTAAAAAGAGTTTGCCAGAACATATATAAATTCAACAATCCAGGACAACTATCAGATACAAATGGTTACAAAATTAACGAAATGAAAGATGGTTCTCGTGTCGTTGTTGTAAGACCAAGTATGTCTGAAACATGGGCATTTTTTGTAAGAAAGTTCGATGTTAAACGTGCAACACTAGAACAAATAGTAAAATTCCCTGGAAAAGATGAAACAATAGACCTTTTAAAATATTTAGTAAAAGGTGCAAGAATTATATCACTTACTGGTGAACAGGGTTGTGGTAAAACAACAATGCTTATGGCAATGATAGAAAACATATACGAAACAATGAACCTTCGTATCACAGAAACTGCATTTGAGCTTCACTTAAGAAAAATATATCCAACAAGAAACATATTATCAATGCGTGAAACAGAAACAATATCTGGACAACAATGTTTGGATGTTCAGAAAAAAACCGATGGTTCTGTTAATATCATAGGAGAGGTTGCAACAGACCCCGTAGCATCTTGGATGATTCAATCTGCACAAGTTGCATCTAAATTTACATTATTTACTCACCACGCAAAAACATTCCCAGACTTAGTAACAGCGCTACGTAACTCAATGCTTAGAGCAGGTGTATTTAATGACGAAAGAACAGCAGAAGAGCAAGTTGTTTCTGTATTAAACTTTGATATACACTTAGTAAAAGACTTTAGAGGAAGAAGATACATAGAAAGAATCACAGAATGTATTCCAGTAGAAGATAAAAACGAATACACATACAATTACAAGAAAGAAAAAACAATAGAAGGTAAAATAGATAAATTTATGGATAATGCCACAATGTATTTTACCAAGAGCACAAACAGAGAATTATATCAATATAGAAATATATTAGAATATCATGATGGAACATATGTATTAACAAATCCAATATCAGAAAAAAATATAAAAGAAATGCTTAACAATATGGATGATGTAGACGCAGAAAACTTTAAGAAATTTGTTAAAGTAAATTGGGGAATAGAGGCACATAGAGATTCTGATATGATAGAAGATTAATATTTTTTTAAGGAGGTGCAAACTAATAAATATGGATAGCAATTTAATCTTGTATATTATGATTGGTGTAGGAATTCTTTTTGCTGTAATTGTTGTTTTATATATAATAATGAACAAGAAAATGAAAAATTCAGATATAGCACAAATCAGACAACTTCGTAAAGGTACAAAACAAAGCACCTTTTCTACAGAAATTCTATATCAGAAATTATATACAATGTATATAAAAACCCCTTTCTTGAAAAGATATTTATTTAAAATAAGAAGAAGACTTGAAATTATAAACATAGATGATGAATACTTAACAAGAAAACAAACATCACAAATACTTACTAGAGCATTATTAATAATAATACCAGTAACAGTAATAATAATACTTATAACAAAAAACAATACATTACTATTAGCAATATTACTTATGTTTGAAGTATTTATGGTAGACACACTAGTAGATGGTATGGTAGACAAAATGGATAACAAATTACTAGTTCAACAAATAGATTTCTTCGCAGAAATAAGACATGCATACCATGAATTTAATATGGTAGAAGAGGCAATATATCAAGTTGCACAAGGTGATTCTGCACCAGAAATGGCAAGACAAGCAGAAAAAATATATGAAATATTAATTTCTGATGATCCAGAAGCAGAACTAGAAAGATATTATGATATTGCACCCAATAGTTATTTAAAAGAATTTGCTGGAATTTCTTACTTAACAAAAGAATTTGGTGATAGAACAATAGAAAAAACATCATTATACCTAAAAAATCTAAACAACATAAGCCAAGAAATGCAACTAGAAATATTAAAAAGAGATAAATTGGACTATGTATTCCAGAGCTTGTCTGTAATTGCAATAGTACCACTTTTAGCACTAGAGCCAATAAAAAGCTGGTCTGTATCGCAGTTTAGCTTTACACAAAGTTTCTATTATGGAAAAAATGGTATGATAGCACAGCTTTTAATAGTAATATTAACATTTGTATGTTACATATTAACAAGAAAATTAAAGGACAATGGTTCCACAAAAATAGAAATACGTGCAGACCATCCATGGGAAGATAAAGTTTACAACATACCATTTATAAAACCTTTAGTTGATTCCTTTGTACCAAAAGATGGAACAAAGGAAAGAAGAAAGCTAAGAAACTTAATGAAAGACTCTGCTTGTAAAGATAAAATACAATGGATTTATGTAAAAAGACTAGCCTTAGCAGTACTTACATTTATAGGATCTTTGGTGATTTTTGTTCAGCTACATAATATACAAGTAAAATATATATATTCGGAGCCAACAACAGACTACGATATAATTGGTGAAATGACAGAAAAAGATAGAAAAAAAGCAGACGAACTTACAGCAAGTGATAATAAATTCTTAGATAAATTCAAAGGAAAAACAGATACTACTCAAAAAGATATAGAAAAAGCAATGAGAAAATCATCAGATTATAAAAATAGTTCAGATGATGAAATAAAAACAGCTGCAGAAAGAGTACTTGGAAAATTAAGACAAATAAATAGTGAGTATTTAAGCTGGTTTGAAATGCTTTTAGCATTTGTATTTGCAATAATTGGATATAACCTTCCAATATGGTTGCTATATTTCCAAGCAAAGATGAGACAAATAGAAATGGAAGACGAAGTAATGCAATTCCAAACAATCATATTAATGCTTATGAGAATAGAAAGAGTAAATGTTGAAATGATTTTGGAATGGCTAGAGAGATACTCAAACATATTTAAAGAACCAATTACACAATGCGTAAATAACTATGAATCTGGACCTTGGGAAGCATTAGAAGAAATGAAAGACGAAGTAAATTATAAAGAGTTTATTCGTATAGTAGAAAGCTTACAAGCTGCAGTAGAAAAAATACCTATAGCAGAAGCATTTGATGAACTAGATTCTGAAAGAGAATACTATCAAGCAAGAAGAAAAGAATCAAACGAAAGACTAATTGCTAAGAAAGGTAGAATAGGAAAAGCAATAGGCTTTGCTCCAATGGTAGCGTTATTTGTAGGATACTTAATTGTACCACTTGTATTTATAGGATTAACAAGTATGACAACATCATTTAATACAATGACCTCAATGCAGTAATTCTTTTTCGACAGATCAATTTGAGAAAGGAAAGCGGTAAAATTTATGGAAAATGCTACAAAAGCCCTAGAGATTGCGGCAGGGGTGTTAATATCCTTGCTCGTAATTGGAATGTTAGTATATGGATATAACCAATTATCTAGTGTAAGGCAAGCTCAGGAAGATAGTGAAAAAATAGAAAAGGCTGGAGATTTTAATAAAACTTATGAAGCATATAACAAAGATGGTCTATATGGAAGTGAATTATTATCTTTGGCAAATAAAATTGAAGATTATAACAGCAAAAACTTATCTGGGAATGGATATCAGGGAATAGAACTAGATATAACAATAAATCAAATAAGAAATGCACAAGTATACAAAAGCACATCGTATAATGCTTCAACACTAACATCTTGCTATACAGAACTTGCAAAAAAAATTAGAGAAACAAATAAAACATATAAAGGGAAAAATATATCTTATTGGGCAGGTTCGTCTTCAGATTTAAGAAGTAATTTTGATGCAACAACCACTCCATCATACACAGATATGGTAGGTTATATAAGAAATTATAATGCATTAGTTACAGAAAGAGATGATATTGCTAGAAAAAGCTTTAAATGTACAAATGTAGAGTATAGCAAAGAAAATGGTAGAATAATAAAAATGACATATAAAGAAAAATAAAAAGGAGGGAAATACCGGTGGAAAATGCAAGTAAAGCACTATTAATGGCTGCAAGTATTTTAGTTGGAGTTCTATTAATATCCATAGGCGTGTATTTATTCACTGTATTTGGAAACTCTGGAGCAAAAATTTCGGAAAGAATAACACAAAGTCAAATAGACCAATTTAATGCTCAATTTACAAAATATGAAGGAAATACTACATGTAGAATACATGATATTATTTCAGTAGCTAATTTAGCAAAAGAAAATAATAGTCAACTAGATGGAATATATTACATAAATGTAGAAATTACTAACATATCAAGAGAGGGACAAAGTCTAGAAACATTAAACACAGCAAGTGCAAATGCACTGCTTAGTAAATATGCTTTAAAATCAAACAATAAAGAACCACAATATTTTGAATGTACAGAAGTTACTGTAAATTCAAATGGTTCTACAAGTTTTTTTATATTAATTCTGGTTGTTCCTTCTTGGCCATATATGAATGTTAGGCTTATTTCGCCTTGATATATTATTTTTCCGTTTTCCATTTGACTGCTTATTATTCTTG